TGGAAACCTTCACCGCCCAGCTTTTCCTATAAGCCCCCGTCCGTTCCGGCGCGTTTTCCCGAATCTCCTTTTTCACCGCATTCCCGGCGCTTCTCACCGCCTTCTTCAAATCCTCCGTGGCAAGGTCGGCGTATTCCTCCAAGGACTCCATGATAGCCGAAGCCATCTCCCCCACGGACACCCGCTCCGCCATGCCTACCGCCTCACTTTCCGGCACCGGAATTTCAATGCCCTTTTCTTATAATTCAGATGGTCAACCGCCAGGATATCATACAGTTCCTCCCGGAACACAATGCGGAACCCGCTGCTGGATACCGCCTCCGCTGTCCTGCAGAAACGCACCGTGAAAGAGATATCCGCATCCTCCACCGTAGTCCCCGCCACAGCCTTCTCCGTCCCGCCCTCGCCGCCCACCGTGGCGCGGCAGGCAAAATAGTCCTCCCAGCGGTTCGTATGGTTCCCAACCCCATCCGCCACGGCCTCCTGCCGTTGAAACATAATTTTAACCCGGAGAGCCGCTATCTCCATCAGAACCCCTCCCTCCGCACGCCAAAGAGCAGAGCACGCAGCGTAAGCATCAGCCCCCTATGGTCGGCCTCCTCCCTATGCTCATACAGATAGGCCACCGTATACAGAACCGCCGCTCTGGCATTTTTCAGGTCATCCGCAAGGTCGGATTCCTCCGATACCCGCGCCACATCCATGCAGATTTCCTGTGCCGCGCCGATAAAGCCCAAGATCAATGCGTCCTCGTCCTCCGCATCCACCCGCAGGTATTCCTTCGCCTCCGGCAATGTAACCAGCATCCCACCACCCCATTTTCAAAGAGCGGCCTGCCGGAAACAGACCGCCCATATACTGTAGAAAGGCCGCCCGCAACAAAATCCGCCCCACAGCCCTCCGCCAAAATCCCATAAAAAAATACCGCACCCAAGAGCAGCATCCACATACGCCACATATCCATTTCTACCGGCCAGCCGATCAGGAGCCGGAACCGACCTTCTGCTGCAGCACCTTCACCGCCTCCGCCAGCACCAGTTTCCCGTCCACCCTCTGGGTAGCGAGAAACCCCACCTGCCCCGTAGGCGCGTACAATTCCCCCTGCCTCCGGAAAGACCGCCCCTGCCGGTCGGCCACCCAATAATAAGAAAGGTCGCCAAACAGGATCGACTTCGCCCCCGCCGCCAGACCAGGCATGAAAGCTGAAGTATACACCGGCCTCCCCATCAGCGTATCCGGCGTGGCCGCCGTAAGGGAGGGCTGCCATAAATACTGCCCGTTGCTGTCCTTCAACTTCCGCAGCGCCTTCACCGACGCATCATTCATCAGGAACACCGCGCTTTTCCGGTAAGGGGCTTTCAGCGAGTAGAAAAGGTCAAACACCTCATCCGCCGTAAACGCCCCGGCAGCCGCAGCCGTAACGCCGACCTCCGCGCCGCCCGTATCCGCCAGCACCCCCAGGGGCTTCCCTTTCCCGTCCCCGGTAAAGAACGCTTCCTCCTCCTTATTCCCGATCCGCCTGGCAAACTCACGGGAAATATAGGATTCCAGATCGAACACGCTGTCGTTCAGCAGTTCCTCCGACACCTTGATCATCGTCCCCAGCTTATACGCCCCGATAGAGACCTGCCCGAAGCTGTCATCGCTCTCCGGGATCGCGCCCTCCTCATCCACCCAGGAGGCCGTCCCCTTGGAGGCCACCACCGGGATCTTCCGGTCGCCGGAGCTGGTCTGGATCACATGGGCGAGCACCCGGAAGATATTCTGCTCCTCCAACGCCTCCACCAGAGTACGCTCAAATTCATCCGGCACCAGATACCCGCCCTCGGAATCCGTCCCCACCTGCAGGGCATCCATCACCCCATGGGACGGCAGCTTGCTGCGCATGGCATTCCAGAAAGACCTCCTGTATTCTGCCGAAGCCCGCCCCGTTTTTTCCTCACCGGAACCGGCAGTCCCCGGCTTCCCAGAAAGCGGCCTGTTCAGCGGCTTATCCATCTCCGCG